TGAAGAAGGGAAACTTATCCATATGTTACCGTCTTTAGCATTATACCATCTATCCATTGCTAAATTGTAATACTCATTAGAAGGTTCTTTCACATAAAACTTAAATCCTTTAGCCCATGGTGGTGGAGGGTTTGTAAGTCTAGCTCTTAGTTTTGTAAAGTTATCACTAAATACTTTGCCAACTCTTTTAAATCCTTTTTCTGGCCCAACTAAAACTGGCGTTTCTCTACCGTACTTATCTAGATAAACAACTCCAACTTGATAATCTCTTAATGACTTTACAGACTTTTGCCCTGTGTCAGAGTTTGTAACAAAACTTCCTACTTGCAATGTTGTTTCAATGTTTATAATTTCATCAACGTTATAATTTTGTGTGTAGTTACCATAAACAAGTCTATTACCAGTTACTTCTTGAGCTTTGGCTTTTCTTGGAACAAGATCAAAAGGTCTTAAAAATTGATCAGATGGTAAAACAGCATGTATCATTTCTGTGTCAATAACTAACTCTCCTCTTGCGTAAGCTTTTGTAGCAAGATCAGGCCACACAGGGTGGTCATCGTTTGAAGTTATTGTTTTAACAGTGTATATGTTTGTGTTGTTAGACTCTTTATATAAAATATCTATAGCAATAACATCACCAGGTCTTGATGCACCAATCTCTCCAGGTTCTGGTACGTAGTTTTTTAAACACAAAGACTTCATACGATTTGTCATACCTAAGTTGTGACCGTGCTTAGGTTCGTAATCAAAACTACCAGCTAAAAAAGCTATTTCAGACCAAGGTGCAAAAGCTGAATACTCACCATCAGTATATTTATATCTATAACTAAACTTAGGAAATTTAAACTCAAAGACAGAGTCTTTTTGTTCTAGCAAAGTAAAAAACTGTTCACCGTTAGCATTGTAAACTAAGTCTTGAGAAATTGTAATAATTTCTAACTCAAATATACCTAACATTAAATTATTGTTAGTGTGACCAGTTGGTATTTGTGACACTTTACATCTAACTTTATAATCTGTATAGTCTGTTGGTAAAACACTTGTGTCGTTTGTTATTATTATATGATCTCCAACTCTGTAATCAGGTGCTTGATCAAAAGTAACTTGCACCAAACTACCACTTACTAAAGGTTGGGTTGTAACTAGTGGATCAAAAAATTGTATTGTTGCTTGAGCGTCAGTTCTATTTACAGCGCCAGTATTTCCATTACCTCTATTATAAGAAGTTCTAGACATTTCTAATTGCAATACTGTTTGAGGTGCTGGTCTAAGAACTGTTAAGTGTGATTCTTTACAAAAAACAGGATACGTAGCTAATCTATTTGTAACAACCTCGTATACACCAGGTGCACTGTCTATATCATCAATAACAAGTCTAGTATGATGGTTGAAATTATCTCCATTAAAAGTAGTTGTTGCATTTGTATTTAAAGTTCTAGAACCACCAGTACCTTTTATACCTCTTATAATGTTTAATTTTTTAGGTTCTGAACCTCCGTCTGTCCAGAATAACATATCATCAACAATATTTATACCTGACACTAATCTGTTTCTTGAAAAGTTTAAAACTCTTTCTGCTATAAAATTTACTTGCTCACCAGCTATTGTTTGAACTGCTCTGTTTAAAGTTATTTTCCATCCATAAGTAGCATCAAACTCTACATCTTCAACAGTAATATTGTATAGTGAATTTGATCCATAAAACACATTGTTAAAAGTACCTGTTACTTGCATACCTTTTCTAATACCAGTAATGTTATTAGTTGCTGTGCTATTGCCAAGAGCTATATATAAATATTTAACGGCACCACCATTAGACGTTCCTATTGAGGTTACAACCTTCCAAATATCAACAAAAACGTATTTATTTGTTTCTGTTGTAGGGTTGTACTCAACAATCATATCTTTAGTAATACCGCTTGTAGTGATATTGGCTTGATCATTATGAACCATCCAATACACTTTGTTTGTTTTGTGATCTACAATAGATCCAACTGTAAAAGCAGTAGTTGTTCCAGTAGCTGATTTTAAAGTGTTACCTAAAGTTGTTTGTATAGTACCAACATCAGAATCTTCAGAAGTAGAAACCTCAATGTTCATAGCGTCTCTATACTCACCATTAGACACTAATCTTTCGTCAGCATCTTTGTTCATTCGACCTTTAGTAAAATTATGCTTTAACTCAGCCATATTTTAGTGTTTTATTCTTTTAGATTTGTTTCTCATTACCTGAGCAATTTCTTCTAATTTAATATTTGACAGTCTTAATTTAGCTTGTCTTGTAGCTGCAAACTTTTCTTTTTTAAATCTTCTAATTACATGCTCTTGAACTGTAGCTGATGCTGATATCAATGCGTAAGCAATATGTTTGTACAAAGCTTCTTCAGCAAATTTATGAACAATTTGATCACCATCAACACCTAAACTATCACTTACATATTTTAAAGTAACAGTTTCACCATTTAAGTTTGAACTAAAATGTATAAAACCTAATGCGTAATCTATATAAAAATTTCCATTAGCTTGAGTTTTTTCAGGACTTAGCCCAAACCTACCGCTAAACATATCGGCATAGTAGTCTGAGTCTGCGTCTAAATTACCTGTTGAGCTAGGTGTTGTTGCTTTAAATGCTTTCCAAGTATCAGATTCACTTGCAACCTGTAAGTTACCACCACTATCTAAACTGTAATCGTAATTACCGTCTTGCAATATAGCTGTAGGATTACTTGTATTTAAAGCTGGATATAATATTCTTTCCATACCATTAGTATCATGCCATGATATTTTTACATAATTAACGTAATCTTGTGGTAGCATCATTTTTAAACTTGGTGCTATTTCTATTTCTTGTGATTTTCTAGATCGTAAAGTATCATAACTTAATTCTGCTAATCCTCTTTGAGCGTGAAAAGCAACATCTGTTCTTCTTACTTTACCTATTAATTTGTTTTCACCAACATATCCAACTATAAAATTATTTATAATGTCTTCAAGAGAAGTGTATTGATAACTTCCAAGGTCACCAGAGTTTTGGTATGTTTGTTGTGATGTAGTTCCTAGTAATCCCATTTATTATTGTTTTTCTTGTTGTATGTTTGAAGCTTCCATATTAGAAGCTACTTGCACTAAACCTTGTTTGTTAATTGTTATTCCTGATAACTCCAATATGTTTATAACTAAACTTTCTTCTTCAGAGGCGTGTAACTCAAAGTCTACAGCTTGATTTCCATTATACAAAGCTTTTTCGTTTACAACTACGTACGCCCATTCACATTTTGCGGGCTTAGCTATATAGTTATGCGTAACGTTAGATGTTATAGTTGCTGAGGGAAAAGTTTTTATTGTTGCTGCTGACGTACGATTGTACACAGGTCTGTTTGTTGTGGGTGATGCTAGTGGTGAGTTCTCTATATATGCAAAGTCGTTTTTTTCTATTCTTTCAACTTCAACATCTTTTGTACCACCAACAGCAAAAAATACAGTTCCTAATCTATAAAGATCAGTTGCCAACGTGCCAGTGTTACCTGACATACTAACTGCTACTTTGTATTTTTCAAAAGGACTAATTTTTTCTGACAATAAATCTATCATATCAGAATACTCCGTGCTGTTACCTTTTTGAGTAGCTTGAAACTGATGAGTGTCATAAAAATATTGCTCAAAAATATTCATCTGAGCTTGGTTGGCATGTAAATTAAATTCTTGAGGCGTTATGTAACCTCTTTGTTCTTTGTTAGCTAAAGCTAAAACTCTTTGATATACTGTATCTATATTTACCGCCATATTTCTTTTTTGTTTGTAGTTTGCGATCGCCCCGTAGAGCGACCGCTTCTACAAGGTTTTTACTTCAATCTTTTTTCTATATTTGTGAAGATTTCCATACCCTCATCAGTTTTAAACCAAGCGGCTAAAGCTGAATATGGATGCTCATCAAATGGTACGTTCATTAATTTTCTATTAGTATCTTTCCAAGAAAAAGTTCTTTGATCTTGTGATAGTTTTAACAATCCCATTTCAGTAGCTCTAATACCTATATTTCTAAGATGTACGTTCTCGTCGTTTATTAATTCTAAGAACAAACTAGGGTTTCTCTTAGCATATAATAGTAAATCTCGCTTAAGTTCCTTAGAACTCATCTTAGTGACTCTAGAACCTAGTTCTACACGCATAACTGCTTCAGCCATGTCAATGTCTAAGGCTTGAGCAGCGTTTAAAGCTTCTATTTCTATTTCAATATTTTCAACTTCGAACTCTGCTATTTTTTGAGGTTTTAATTCATAAAAAACTTTACCGTTGTAAGGATGTAACGCTAAAAGTTTTTGTAGTGTAACTTTGTTTTTAGGAACAAATAAAACACCAGCTCTAAATACAATGTGAGATAATCTCATTTCTCCTTTCATTTCATCAACAAAATGAGTTTTTTGATTTTCACAATACTTCATTTCTCTTTCATAACCTAAATTTTCATCAAAGTGATATATACCTGCACTTTTTATTGACTTACTTAAAGGTTTTGAACCATCTGTTAAAAGATATGTTCTATCTTGTATTTTCCAGCCGTCATTTGTTTTTTGACTTTTTGGTTCTACTCTTGTTGGTTTTGGTGTTTCCATAACCGGTGCTATTTTTTCTACGTGCTCATCGCCAGGATCACCAGCGTAAGCTTTTGTTTGTTTTTTTGCCATAATATAATATAATATAAATTAATAAAAATAAAAGTACCGAGGCCGAAGCCCCGGTTCTTTTAAAGTTTTGTGCTTAGTTCATTAACATGAAATTGTTAGCACCTTGTGTAATTAAACATCTTTCTGATAAGAAGTTTACAGTCATTGCATCAAGATCAGACGTAGCAGCTCCAACGGAACCAGTAACCCATGTCTTCATTTTTCTGCTTTCTAACTGAGAAGCTCTATATCTTACGTGTAAGAAAGGACGCTTAAGGTTTTTACCTAATTGTTGGTCATAAACTGAAGAAGTACCAGCTGGTATAACAACCCCTCTAATATCTTCACCTGCAGTAGCAGAATTGTTTATACCACCTCTAGTAGCTAAATCGTTTAAGTATTTCCAGTCAGACTTGTAGAAATCGTAAGATCCACGTCTGAAACCAGAGAAACCTAAATTTAAAGCCATGTCTTCTGAGTTGTTAAATACTCCGTAAGAAGTACCACCAGAATAACCAGAGTTTAATGAAGCTAACATATCGTCCATTGCAAGAGAAGTTCCTCTATTTACAAACATCATGTTTTCTTCAATAGCACCATTTCTGTCAAATTCAGCTAAGATTAAATCAAATTCAGCAAAATCAGTAGAAGGGTTAGTACCCGTAACTCCTGAAGTTTGATTACCTCTTGATCTGATTGCAGCAAATAATCCTTCAGTACCCGCAGTACCTGCACCACCATCAGTTGGTAGAGCAATAGCAGAAGCAGCAGCAACTAACTCTGATTCAATCATACTCATTTCTAAGTAATCAGTAAATCTAGCTCTTGTATCTCCTTCAGCTTTTAAGTACCAGTAGTAACCATTTTGTCCTTCTTCACCAGAAACTTCAACCCAACCAACTTGAGCAGCATCAGATCCTGAAACCTCATACATGTCTTTTAAAATGATTGGCTTGTTTGTAAATGTAGTGAAAGATGGCTCATTAGATCTACCTCCTACGTATGCAACTCCTTTTGCGTTTTCAGAACCAAATACTAGTATAGTACATGTATTGTCTCCATTAGCAAAACCTGCATTTGTCATGTGTGCAAATCTATACGGTTGCACTGTAATAGTTTGACTAGCTGCAGCAGCAACGCTTACACGAGCCGTAACAGTTTGTCCACCTCCAGCGATCAATACTTGATCACCAACTCTAATACCGTGTGTAGTTGTTTGAGCAACACCATCAATATCTTTAGTAATATTAATTGTACTTGCTGTAACGTCTAACATATCACACTCGTAAGATAGATGTAATCTACCTTGTTCTGACCAAATAACTTGATCAGCTGACATAGCTTCTTCCGCACCAACTTGAGATAAGAAACCTGAGATAGTTCTTTTTCCATAAACCTCAGCTTCTTTTTCCATTAAGTCAGGTAGGTATTGCTGTGCCCATCCGTTGTTTTGGATGTCTAAGTAATTTTGCGACGTAACAGCTTGCACTGGTGCAGCTTGAAACGACGTTCTTCTAGTAATTGACATTTTTTAATGTTTTTTTAATTATTTATTTATTTTTATTTTTAAATTTAAAAGTTGCCGTATCAGAAAGTTGATCGTTAACTATTCTTACTTTCATGCCACTAGTATTTTCATTACTAAACGACTGTCTAGGATTCATACTAACGTTTTTAGATTTAGCAACACTATTTTTCATAGCGTCAGCCTTACCTTGCTCGTAAAAATGATTAGCAATAGCATCTGGGTTCATAGCTGTAAATAATGATTTGTGATAACCTTTAGCATCATTAATTTGTCCGTTGTTTTTATCAGTAAATCTTTGAACAAAATTATTAATGTCACTTTGAGTTTGTTTCACGCTATCAGGATTTTTAACATTATATCTGTATCTCTTATCACCAACGTTATAATCAAAACCTTTGAATTCGTTGTTAAATACTTGATTAGTTTTTTCTACAAATACATTTTTACCTTTTTCTGCTATTCTTTGACTTTCTTCCGACTCCTTATTATATCTATCAAAAAAATTAACTGCTTTCTGTTGCTCAGTAGTGAGTTTCGATCCGGCTTTAATTTCTTCATAGTATTTGGACTTTTGCCTGTCCAGATGGGCCTTAGCATCGGCAACTTGCTCTTTTAATGCTAATTTTTTTCTTTTTATGTCTCTTTCATTGTCAGCGTCTTCATCATATGAAAACTGATCTTCCATTAAGAAACTTATTTCTTCATTGTCTAAATGAGGTTTTGTATTGCTATAATATTCTCTTAACAACGTGTCATTGTCATAGCTAGCATAATCTTGATTAAGTTTTACATAATCCTCTAGACTTCCGCCTGTGTCTTCCATAAAATCTACAACTTTTTGTAAATTCTCTGGTAAAGCTTTTCCAGTTTCTTGAGCTTCTATTATCTCTTCAGTTAATTCTTCTGCTTGCTCTTTAACTTCTTCGTTTGTAACTTCTTCTAATACTGGAGCTTCTTGTGTTTGCTCTTGCGGTTGTATTTCTTCTTGTTTTTCTGTGGACTCGGCATTATCAAGCTCTGTAACCACTCCCTCGTTGTTAGGGTTATTTTCTTTAATTTCATCTTGTGTTGGTTCTGGTGGTGGTTGACTTAAATCTACTTTTAAAATAGTGTCGTCTCCAGCGGAATCAAATTTAGATTCATCAGCTTTTGTTTCGACAACTTGGTCTTGTGTAGTTTCTTCAACTACGTTTTCTACGTTTTGTTCCATAATATAATATAATAATAGTTAATAAATTCTAAATACTTGTTCCTCTTAAGTTATCATTACCTGTAGACTCAAAACTTTTAGGTGCTTTACCATTATTTCTTTGATCTATTAGTTCACTTTGTTGAGAAGCTTGTATTTTAGTTCTTTCATCTTTACGATCTTCTTTCATTTTTTCTTTACCATTAACAGATTCATTTTTAACTTGCTCTAATTGCATGTTAAGTTTAAATTCATGTTCCATTAAATCCTTTTTTATAGCTGCTTCTTGTTCTAAAAATTTAGCTTTAAAATTAGCCTTTGCTTCTTCTAACTGCAGTTGACTCATAGTAACTGCTTCGTTCTTTTTAACTTCCATCATTGCCGCAGCGTTTTGAGCTTGTATATTAGCTTCTGATTGAGCTTTTATATTTTCTTGCTGCATTTTTTGATCTTCTTCTTTTTTCTTTTTACGTCTTATCTTCAATAATCTATTAGCAAGTTTAATACTTTTTATTTCTCTAAGATCAATAGCATCTTCTAAATCAATACCTTGTTGAGATAAAGCCTGTTGAATATTGTTTTCAAGCATTGCTTTTTCTTCTTCATCAGGCATAAGCTCGATAAATATACCAAAGTCATATAAGTGTAGTTGTGACATTTCTTTTAATGTAGCAACATTATGAGATCCTATTTGCTGTATAAAAGCGTTTGCTGTTGGCGAATACTCTAATATATCTGAAACTCGCATTGATAAACATTGACAAACTTCTTTTGTTAAAAACAAACCTGATTGTAGTATATGTCTTGTTGCTGTGTTAGAATTAGCCGCAGCTAATTTTTGTACACCAACTAAAGAATACTTGTCTGGTGTACTACCATCTTTAGCTTCGTTTAATCCAGTCACATCTCTTATCATTTGTAAATAATAATTATATGTTTGAATTAAAGTTTGCATTTTACCACTACCAGAACCTGATTGTATTTCTTGTATAGGTATTTTACCTGGATTCATATCACCTTCTGAAGTAAATGATCTACCAATAACAGATCCTGTTTGGAAAAACATGTTTAACGCTTCTTGTGGACTATAATTAGTACCATTACCTAAATCTATTTCCGCAAGTCCATCAGCATCTAAATAAACACCATCAGGTACCATACGAGACATTACTTGTTGTAGCTTTAAATGTGTAAGCTGTATCATGTCAGCAAAACCAGTAATTCTACCAACCAAAGACTCTATTCTTCCTTTGTACATACGTGGCGCAACAATAGCGTAGTTCATTTTTACTTTAGTAAAATCACTCTTAGGTCGCATCATGTTTTTAGACATTTCCCACTTAAGTAATTTTTTAGTACCAAGTATTAAAGCTCCCTCATACAAACACTCTACAGATCTTTGCAGTTTAGCGTACTCACCCTCCATACCTTGTGGTGGATTAAAAGTATCATCTTTTGCTAAAACTTTATCAGCTCCACTACCAGTCTCTTTTACTTTGTAAACCTCGTTCATATACGTTTTATAATTAAAATATAAAACTTGAACTTTATTATTATCTTCTTCGTTTAAATTATAGTTGCTGTTGTGATAGTTAGACTTGTGGTAACTTTTGTTTTTAACTATATCAGCTAAGTCACTCTCTGTTAAATGTGGAAATTGTTTTACAAGTTCATTTACAGGTATCATTTTAACTTCACCAACGTAATATATATCATCAAAGTATGGTGACTCAGTATAAGAATAAACCAAGTCAGCTGGATCAACATAATCGATAGTAACGCCTTCAGATGTATTAAAACTTGTTTTTACAGCACCAATACCTATTGTTGTAATATCGTAATAAAATCTTTTTTTAATTAATTCATAATCGTTACCTTCTAACAAAACATTGATAGCTTGTTCTTCTGCTAACTCTACAGCTTGCTTGTACGTTAACGACATGTGTAAGTCTAGTTCTTCTTTTGAATCTGGTAAAGATTCTTTTGGATTATCTAACAGTGACATACCAAAAGCTTGTTCAGTAAACTCGCTAATTTTTTTAGTTCTCATGTCAGACAGTATAGACTCCATGTATTCTGTTCTCTTGCTAACACCAAATGGATCTTGTGAATAAGCTTTTATATCATACATTCTTTCTGCTATACCATTTACAACTATATCAACAAACTTAGGTATTATAGGTACTGGTTTCCAGTCTAAGTTTAAATAAGATAAATCACCATTTATTGACAACTCATCTTTATACTTTTGTATCGATTGTTCTCCTCTAGCGTATAATCTTAACTTGTGAAAATCATTTTGATTACTTCTATATCTATTAGAACCTCTATCAACATGAAACCACTCTGTTTCTATCGCTCTAGCAACACTTAAACCATAATCATAGCTCATTTTTTCCAAATCACTTACGACTTGGCTTGGAAAATAATTATTGATAACAGAATCTGCCATATTTATTTTTTAATTAATTTAGATGTATTACCCTTGTTTGCATATCTAGCAATACTTATATTTAGTTTAGGTTTTTCTACCCTTGCGTTTGGCGCGTACAAGTGTCTATTGTTTGCCATTATAGCTAGTCCAGAACTTATAGACGCATCATGCTTTGTTCTTTTGTTTATATCAAACTTAGCCCAGTCATTTAGTAATTCGTTAAAATAACAACTACCATAAACACCATCAGTGCTTAAACCTACATGATCTTGAATATACATTTCAATTGCGGCAGCATGAGCTTGTTTTATATCTTCACTTGAGTTAGGTATTCCACCAACTTCTTTTTCAGCTACAGATAGTTTGTTCCAAATCTTGTCAGGCCTGTTCATACTAAAACCTCTGTAACCACGTCTTCTTAAATAATACAATAGACGAGGTTTATTGTTCTCTGCGAGTATAGGCATCCCGTAAAATACTAATGCCATTAAAACGTCTTCAAAGAACATCTCTGCAGTTTGTGGTCTTGCTAGGTACTCTAGAAAAAATTGATTAGCTGGTGCGTCTTCCATACTAAACTTAGTTAACCCGTGTAAAGCTCCTTTAGAGCCAATACCATCAACAGTACCTGATATATCATAGCTATCACAACCAAAAGCACCCATGTGTACATTTCCTGGGTGTTTGACACCATTTTTAATTACAACTTTGTTTTGTATGTTTGATGGCGGCACCCAGCTTACTTTAAATCTACCTTTTTTATCTGGGTAAAATATAACTTGGCTGTCTTTTATACCGTTAACCCATTGAAAATTACCCTGAGTAATTCCTAATGTTCTTGACATTTCTTCGTTGTAATCTATTTGTTCGTATATTTTAACTAGGTTAAATATACTGTTTTTTGTTTCGTCTCTAAAAGCGTGCTCAGTGGTTCTTGGAAACTGGCGGTAAAATTCGTTTAAAGCATCTTGATCTCCTTTTAAACCATCTGCTTCGTTTTGCCAGTTTTCTATAACACCTACATCTATTAACTCTCCGTGTGGGTCAAAGACATCATGGTTTGGATTGTCAAAGACTGGAACTCCGTGTTCGTCAATAAATCCTTCGTAGTTCCACTCCATTGGGATAAAAAGAGAATATAAACCAGACGCTGTCTGTCCATTTCTGTTTCGCTTGGTAACGTCTGATG